GCTTCCTACTCCATCTGATTTACCTTTGTCATAAAAGAACTTGGCAAATTTATCCGGATTGGATGCGATTGCAATTGCTTTGTGAAATGCAGCTGCGTCTTTAAGATACCCGTCTTCATTTAGAAACCCCTTTACGAATTTCGCCATGTCTGACTGTTCTTTAAGAGTACTGACATCTGATGGCTTATAAACAAGCTTGCTATCATCTAAATTAAATTCGAAACCTTCGAACTTTTCAGAAAATAACTCATTTGTTTTAGCAACAAAATAGTCAGACCTTTTACGCGACTCCTCTTCAGTTTGAGCAGATTGCTGTTTATATTGCTTGTAAGACTCATACTCTTCGTCCGCAATTGGTGCAGAATTCTTACTTGACTCAAGCGGAATTCTATATTGCTCCTTTTGCTTTTCAAAGAACTCTGAAGCCTTTTTAAGCTCTTGTTTTAATGCTAACTTTTTAGACTTGATAGTTTTCTCGTCATCGTAATCCTCATCGTACATTAACTCATCTATCTTCCAAGATATGTCTTCTGTATCAAACTCAGGATTAGTTACCGAATAGAATTCAGATAGTAAGGACTTTTCATCCATCTTACTGAAATCACGATTTAACTTAACAAAGTCCTCTATCCCACGACCTGTCTCTTTCTTGTATTTAAGAAATGCAGCTGCGTCTTCTGGAAGATCGTCGTTAGCTTCTCTCTGTTCAAACAAATCGTCCAAAGAGTTTATCTCTTTGTTGTATCTGTTTTTAATATGTGAAAGAACGTCTTCGTCTTTTATTTCATAAGTGACAGGTACTGCCTGTTCACCTTTTTCATCTATTATTGTTTCCTCAGTTACTACAGGCGTTTCTGTAGTTCCTTCGGTAGCTTCACCAGTTATTTCTTTTTCATGTTTATCAACTAGCTCTTGCTCCATTTCAACTGCAGATTTCTCTTCGAACTCAACAGCTCTAACCTTAAACTCACTCATTATATTAGATTTAAATTGTTACAAAATTAACTAAAAAAACAATATCACATTTTTTTAGGCTTCGGAGCCTTAGGTGTTTTCTTTGGCATCTTACTCTTTGGTAACTTACCTATTGGTAAGTTTTTAGGCTTTGGTGCTTTTGGTGTCTTTATACTTTTCATGATCCCTTGACCCATTTCTTAGAAGTAGATTTAGTTTTGCCTGGTGCCCACTTTTCTTTGGCGGCCCACCATGCTGCAGATAGTTTGCCTTTAGCTATGTTTTTAGCATGTCTACTTTCAAATGCTTCTCTCTGGCCAACCGTCTGATTTGTCTTTACATTTTGCTGGCCAAAACGTATCGTCTTAATAGTATCCCCTACTTTAGCTACAACAATATGAGACTTAGTAGGATGACTTGGAGTCCTCTTAGGCTGATTATACCCACTCACTCCTGCACGAGTTAATCTTGAGTCTTTCATTTCTTCTTAGCTGTTTTAGCTGCTTTCTTAAATGCACTTGCTGTAGGTGCGCCTTTGGTTCCTGGCTTTCGCATCTTTTCTCCAGAACCTTCTTCAATACGCTTTCTTTTAACGTGAATGTTTGCGTATAAACCTTTCTTCATATTATTTAGGTCCAAATGATTCTAAATCAAATCCATCTAAAGAATCTTCTGTAGATTCAAAGTTCTTTGCAGGAAGTTGTTTCTGACGCTGCTCAATAAGCTCTGACTGACGAGTTGCCTGAAGGTCTACACGTTTGTCTTTAGCTTTCTCCTTCTCATTCTCCCTCTTCTGCAGACTGTCTGCATCAATGCCTTTAAGCTGCATATTGTATTGGAACTCGATGTCCATCAACTGACGCTTAAGTTCTGCCTCAAGCTTCATCTTCTCCATCTCAGCAGCAATCTCAGCCTGCTTAACTTGTGCCTTAACTTGCGCCTCAGCCTGAACCTTCTGAATAGAAGCCTCTGCTGCAGCTTGTTGAGACATGGCGTTATTGTTAGCCTGAACCTGCATAACTTGATCTTCACGCTGTTGTTGGGCCGCAAGTTTTCTCTTACGTTTAACTTTCAACAACTCGTTAGCTATCTTAATGTTCTTCACATTACGAATATCAATAGCATCCTCAAGATCAATAGCATCTCTCTGTAGGGCTATCTGAATATTTCTCTCAAGCATTTCTTTCTCGTCCTCATCCGGATCAAGCTCAATGAATATCCCAAAGTCATGTAGATATAAATCTCTAACATCTTTCAATATCGCCATATTGTATTTACCAATCTGCATTGCAAACTGTTCTTTATATGGAGAATACTCAAGTATATCAGATAGACGTACCGCTAAACATTCAGCTAATTTCTTAACTATAGTAAGACCTGCCTCTAGTACGTGACGAGTTGCAGTGTTGCTATTAAGTGCAGCTAGCTTCTGTATTCCTACAAGTGCATCAGGGCTAGGCATAGAACCGTCTCTTGCTTCATTAAGGCCAGTCACATCTCTAATCATACTTAGATAGTGATTGTAGCTTCCTATTAATGCCGCAATTTTAGACTGACCTGAGTTAGTGGATAGCTCTTGAATTGGAACTCTAGCGTTGTTAAACTCTCCTTCTCCCGTATAAGATCTACCTATGACAGATCCCGTTTGGAAGTATAACCTCAATGCATCCTCTGGATTATATGCAGCCCCATTTCCAAGGTCAACCTCATTTAATCCATCCGCATCTATAAACACCCCATCAGGAACAACTCTCGACTGTACCTGCTGTAACTTCAAATGTATAAGCTGTATCTGGTCAGCAAAAGGAATCATCCTTTTAACCAATGAATCTATCTGCCCCTTGTACATTCTAGGTGCAAACAATACATAGTTAGGAAGAGCTTTGTTTGTTGCAGATTTAGGACGAACCATATTCTTGCACATCTCCCACTTAAGAAGAATGTTGCTTCCTGCAACAAGTACTCCTTCGTACCAAACTTCTTTAGATATATCTACTCGCTCGTAATACTCGCTGTCTTCCGGATTGAAAGTATCATCCTTTCTGATTACTCTCTCTCCACCATTGTCTAACTTCTTCTTCTTATATACAAACTTCTTGTCTGTCTTGTAGTTGAAGTACAACAATGTGACAAGCTCGTCAGAGAACAAGTCATCTTGATACTTATAAATAACAGGGAAAGCACTATACCATGCAGATCCTTGGTCTTTTATTTCTTTAAGCTCTTCGTCAGTGATGTCTGGCTTTATTTTTCGAAGCTCAGTATAGTGTACTTGCTTTATCTCACCAAAATAATAACAGTCAGAGAAGTCAGGCTTTTCAGTATAACTCCATATAAGGTATGCAGGGTCAACGTACTCAACGCTAACTCCCTTACCTTTAACGAACTCATGCTTAACTGCGCCAATTCCGATCTCAGTCTGGTCCTTGTCAATCATTTTCTTGATGACAGGAAAGTCATTCATGTTTAAAATGGTGTCGATAGCTACCTCTTCAGCAATCTCTATGGACGGCTTATACTTGAGGTTCATATAAAGAGAAAGCTCCTCATCGTTCTCTGGTATCTCAGAAGGTTCTACATTGAATGCATTAACGCCTAATTGAGTCTTTGCCTTTAGTAGCAAGTCCTTAGAAACCATGTCTGCCTCAACCATATCCTGGAAGAGATTCTTCTTTTCTGCCGATATTACGTCCTGTGCTTCTGCCTTTATCTTATAAAGTCTGTCAGACATTCCGTTGACAACGATATCTACAAACTTTGGTATAATAGGAACAATCTCCCAGTTAAGATTCAAGTAAGACAAGTCGCCATCTACAGACAACTCATTTTTATATTTAGCAATTGGCTGCTCACCTCTTGCGTAAAGTCTTAATCTATGAAAGTTTCCGAATTGATCATAGTATCTACAGCTGCCTCCTTTTCTCTTGAACCACTCGGATTCCACAGCCTTCGCTATTCTAAGTCCATATTCAGACGTTGCCTTTTCAGCATCTGAAGCAAATTGATTCGGGAAGGCACTGTTGCCAATTATAACTGTTGGTTTATCCATTATCGAATTATCTGACTACTAGAACCTCTATTGTCATATCTCGCAAAGTTAAGCATAATTTTCGATTTCTTAGGCTCTGTCTTGAACATATGTCTCCTTGTTGCCATTATTGCGAGTCCAGAACTGATAGAGGCATCAAATTTAGTTCTGTTGTTAATATCATATCTAGCCCAATCCTCAAGCGTTCTTGTAAAGTACATACTACCAACCTCCTCAGGATCTCTATAAGTCCCCTCTGTATCAAACCCCACATATTGCTCTACATAAGACTCTATACATGACGCATGAGTCTGCTTTATATCTTCAGATGTATTCGGTATACCTCCTATCTCAATCTCAGTTTTACTTAGTTGAGCTACGTGCTTATCAGGTCTGTTCATCGAGTATCCCCTGTACCCTCTGTTCTTGAAATGATACAGCATCCTAGCCTTGTTATTCTCCGCTAAGACTGGCATTCCATAAAAAACACATGCCATCAATACTTCTTCGAAAAATATATCAGCTGTCTGTGGTCTTGCTACATATTCAAGGAAGAACATATTTGATGGAACATCAGGATCTAATGTAGTTCCCGTAAGACCATGCAATGCTCCGTTAGAACCACCTCCACCAACTACACCTGATATGTCGTACGGGTCACATCCGAATGCGCCAAGCTCATCGTTAGCCGGGCATTTTTTGCCATTTTTGATTGTGAACTTATTTCTAAGTCTTTCAGGTGGTAGCCATGAAACAACAAAGCGTCCGTTAGGGTCTGGAGTCCAAACAACCTCAGAGTCTTTTACGCCATTCTTCCAATGGAAATAGCCTCTAGTCAGAACTCTATCTCTCATCAAAGAGTCATTGTAGTCTATCTGTTGGTATATCTTTGTTAGATTAAATAGTGACTGCTTTGATTCATCCCTGAATGCGTGAGATTCAGTTCTTGGATACTGACGATAAAATTCGTTCAATGCATCAGAGTCGCTCTTAAGAGCAGATACCTCATTCTCCCAATATGTGACAGCACCTACTCGTATCTCCCTTCCATCTATACCCATTATTGGTTTTTCAGGATCATCTATAACAGCATGCCCATATTCATCAATAAATCCTTCCATATTGTATTCCATCGGAATAAACAAAGAATATAGTCCACTCTTTGTCTGACCGTTAGCATTACGCTTCTTAGGATCTGAATCATAATATAAATCTTTGAAGTTCTGTCCACCTTTAGCTAGTGCGTTAACAGTAGAACCCATCATACATTTTCCAACGATACGACTACCCAAACGAAGACATGTCTTTGTTACACGCCAATTGTTTAAGATGTTGTTTGGAACCAACCATTTACCACTCTCATCATGCACAAGATTCAATAGCTTCTGTCCATCATATGAGTTGTCCGCGGTATTAAGCCAGTCAATTGTTGTATCAAGACCCAAGATTTCGTCAGCATCAGTCTCCGACATGTTCTTCTTGGTAATCTTCTTTGCAGGAACCCTAAACGACAACTCTGTCTTAGGATTGTCCATACCATCTTGGATAGGCTTGAAGAAGAATGGATAGTTCCTTACAATAGGAACAACCTTATTAATGAACATCTCCTTGGCATCGGCTCCCGTCTTTGATAATATACCTAGCTTAGCATCCTTGGATATAGTTCCAATATTTGCCGTTTCAGATGACGACATAAACGAGAAACCTGAACGTCTGTTCTTTAGGTAGCACATACCGAAAGCTCTGTCGTCAGCCTTGCATGCCTCCCAAAATATAAAGAATATCCTGTTTGACTCACGGAAGTCAGGAAGACCGACATCTATCTTAGACCACTGCAGATACATATAATGACTACCTGTGATATAAGTAGCCACTCCTTTATTCATGAACCAATGGCCGTTTTCTCTGTTCTCAAACTCTGACTGTATGTAGTCAACCCACTTTACCTTAAACTCATTAGATTTAGCATTCCATTCGAATATGCTCTTTATCCTTGATAGCTCCTGTGGATATTCTTTTGGAACCCAACTATCCTCTCCTTTTGGAATACCAATTTTTGGTACTCTAGGAAGGCCAACCTTTAGCCCATTGATATCGTATACATCACCTAATGTTCCGTCCTTAGATATGACTACTACATCATATTTTTCATCATAGCCGTACTTCCACTCCTTACTATGTTTTACAGAGTTAGATATGTAGTCAGGAAGTATGCTATATAAACTCATTTCTTCTTCTCTTTAGCCATTGATTCAACAAAGCTAACTGGTATCTCAGCAGCTTTAGCTTGTACAGCTGACATGTCTTCAGCATTGCTTAACTGTTCAACTCGCTCAAGCATATATAAAGCGTCATCAAACGCCAATCGCTTTGCAGCTGCAGCATTCTTCATTTTGTCAGCAGATAACGCATCTTCAGGATTAGATACGATAGGATCCTTAAGTACACC